CCGCAGGCTCTAAGTAGTTTTGACCATTCCGGTGCGGTGGTTGCAGTTCCTGACCCTCGCAGTTCCAGATTGAAATTTATACCAGCAGACCGCTTCCCTGACAGTTTACCGAGTTTAGATAAACTTGAGCGAACCGGATTGCGTTCATAAAGATCAATATTTGCATTAAATTGCGGGTCAATAATCAGCAGTTTTGCGTCTGCAGAAACCAAGTTGACCGGTGTTCCGGCAACATCTTCTATTTTAACAGCAAGTTGACGTTTCCTTCTTAACATAGATTCTCTCCTTAATTTTCAGGATCGTTTAATAAATGCCTGTAAGTTATCTCAATATTTATGGTTATGCCCGAATAAGCCTGACCTTCTACCGATTCAAACGGATAGTTCCCTTTAATTTTTGTATCAATTGCGTATCCGCCAAATGTCGGGTCCGCCATAATCGCTTTTGTTACGTCTGCAAACAAAGTGATAAGCAAAGCATCCGTGCTTCCGGCAAAATCAGATTTGATATGCCGAACCCAAACGTCCAGATCAACAGTCAATGTGCAAGTTGCGTAAGGGTTTGGCGACTGCTCGATTAGTTCCGAAATCGGCATTATCTCTATAAATGGTTGTGTCTTTGCGGAATTGCCAGCCTGCTCAAACCTGTAAACAGCCTGAATCGTGTTATTGAATCCATTTTGTTTTGTGATTCCTTGCAGAGCGGAAACCAGATTCCGCATTATAAGTTCACGTTTTGGTGTACCCATTTATTCCTTCTCGATCTTATCTATGGTTTTATCAACCGCTTGGTTGATTATCTGAATGTTTCTTGATTCCTGCGAATCCCAAGTCTTATAAAATTTAAATCTCGGCTGAAGTTTTACGCTTTTCTTCAACATAAAGAGAAAATGAACAACTTTCGTTTTCGCTTCGGCAAGATAAACTTTTCCCGCTGTTTTTATAGGGAACAACCCTTCTTTTCCGGCTTGGTATCTTTTCTTCAACCGACCTCGTGAAGTGAGCGCATTACCTATTGGAATTGCCATCGAACCTGCCGGATCAGCGATCAAAGCTCCTTCTTCATGCGCTCTTGCTACAGGCGAATAGTTATATATCGAAACTCCCGGATTCTTCGCTCTGTCGTAAACTGTATACCATGAATGTTTGCCGATACCGACATTTGGTCGTGTTCTAATACCCGGATCACGCCACAAACTCTTATAAAAACTGCGGGCGATATGGTCAAAAGCGTCTGCCATCTGCTTCCGTAAAATCAAAGGTGCTTTAATGAACGCTTTCTCAAGATTATTCGTGTTGATCTGAACTTCTAAATCCGCCATGTTAAATCCCCACAACCAAATGCCACATTCCAGGGTTTGAACTGATTATATCTTCCACAATCCAGTCCGAATTATCCGCTCCCGGATATTCAGGGAAAGTCAGTTTATCCTCACCAATATTTATTTGCGAAATACCATCAACCGGATTGGTCGAGATATAAACCTCGCTTTTCTTTTTTGAGTATCTTGCGTTGACCTCATTCTGAGGTTCTAACCGGTTCCGTTTCACTATCGCTTTGATTGTTTTCACTTCGCCTGACTTCGATGTATAAACAATCACTTCAGCGAACTCGTTTGTATTTAAAAATACATTTTTAAAATCATCAGCTATATTCATCTCTAAACCTAAGTAATAGGGGGATGAAAACCATCCCCCGTAAATCATTTAATAATTGCGGTTACACATCTGTTCTGAATAGCCTTATCGACATCCGTAACGGTAAAACCAGCGGAGCAAACTCCTTCAAGAATTACCGTTCCTGCGTCTTTAACAACCCCACGATACGAGCGTGATTCTTTTAGAACCAGAGTCACTTTTTTGACAGCCTGAACTTCCATAGTCTCAGCCTGATCGTCTTTCTTTATCTGTTTCTCAGTCATAACTTAATCTCCGATTATGATAAGGTTGATTTTATAGCTTTTTGCCAAAACCCGAACCCTGCGTTTCTCGATACCTGAATACCGTACCAGTGTTTCCGTTCCTTGAACTCAAGCTCTGATCCTTCTGCTATGGAATCAATCTTAAACGATCCTGTCTCTTCCTGCAGAATGAACGGCTTGACCACGCTGTCGGTTACAAACGAGTACACAACCGCATCATTCGTCAATCTTGGATTCGATACGTAACTCAAGTTTTTGTCGTTCAACGGATTGTTGATTGTGCTTGTGCCGGTATCGATTGTCGGTGCGGTTAAAGCAATCCTTGTTGCGGCGTCCATATTGACTGGAACCATAAACATGAACTGCTGAACATCTTCGTTTATAGGTTCGCCGACATCGTCTTTGTACGTCTTAAAATGCTGGATAATTTTCAAAAACGCTTTAACCAGCTCGTATGCTGTCGGATTATTTGCGATTCCGACATTAAGTTCGCCATAATCGCTTGCGGTAAGGATGTTTTTCTGTGTACCGCTGGCACCTTCCGAATGATCGGTATCAAAGAAATACTGGCCATCGTAACAGATCGTATTCGAACCTGCCTCGATAAGGGCGGTTAATAGTTTGTTCCAGTGCTGGTTATAACGTATAACCAGATCGGATATCCTGACATCAATCTGTCCGGTTCTGTCACGCCGAAGGTCATCCACATTAAATTCCAGAGTCGATTCAAACAGTTTGTTTATAATCTCATACTGGAAAGTGTTAAGGCCTTTTGCCTGACGTGCGCCAATCCATTCCCGCAAGGCGGGCGACATACCGAGCCATTTGTAAATTTCCGAGTTTTTATCTGTCGGCACGAATATCCCAAGCCGATCCGCCCAGCCGTTTCCCTGATTTGAGGTAATCCGCTGGTATATTCGGCCGATAATGTCTCTGCTACTGAGTAAATATTGTTCTCCCATGAAAAATCTCCTTATATTAACCTGTTATTATGCAAGTGGTTTGGCAATTACATGAATCCGCATTTTACCGGCCGCTCCCGCTCCCGAAGTGTTCTGCGTAACTTTGCAGTCAACGAATTTTCCTGCGGGAACCAGTTTGCCTGCGTCTCCTGCGGTCGCTCCGAATATGTTGTACCCGAGCCTCACGTCTCCGACTACATCAGCTCCTGCATCCGCAACCGTGATCGTGATAATCGAGTTATCATCCTCATCATAGACAGTTACAACACCCTGATCCTGCGATGCACCGGCGAAAACTTCAGTGATAACCCCGTAAACAGCAAGAATCAAAAGTCCATGCTGGTTCATCCATTTAGGAATGAGCATATGATCAACCGAATCAACACCCGATTCACAGTCAAGCTCTGGCACAAGTGGGGAATAAACATTGATTGTCTCAAACTCGACAATAGCTGTGTTTGAAGATACATACCGCAAAACCTTGCCGATTCTCGCTCCGATCTTGTTCATCGACAGCGTATTGTCATCAACAGCGAATACGTCTTTACCGATATCCGCAACCGTAACTCCGCTTAAAGTAACTTGAAGAGCATATCTCCCTTTCTGGATATCAACGTTTATCGCTCCGTTAGCTCCGGCTGAGTTGTCCGCCTGACAATCCGCATGTCCCACGAAGAAATCGCCTGAAGCGTAGCCTCTTGCGTAACCCGATGTGGGGTCGATTCCGACCATCGCTCCTTTATAAATTTTTGTGTTTGCTTTGACCGGAACCGCAGTCAAACTGCCAAGTTCTTTTATTAAACTGATATCTCCCGATAACATTATTTAAACTCCTATTCTTAAGTTTTTACTTTCTGGTTTCCTGATATTTCATGAAAGAGAAGTACGTCTCAAACGATGAATAATCTTTTCTCAGGCTCGGGTTATTATCCCAATCCCGCTTGCATTTGTCCTCAAGGCTCAAACTGCTGGATTGCGAATCCGATACCGTATCAGGCCCGGGCGATTTAACCGCTTGCTTGTTTAGTTCCTCAATCCTGCGGTCTTTGAATTTGCTCAATGCTGATTCCACATTTGAACCTGACTTCACCGATTCCAGAACCAGATCATCAATCTGACTGCCGGATTTCTTGAAACTATCAGCTTCTGAAAGTATTTTTGATGTTCGTTCCCGTTCTTCTTTTACGCCCTGTTCAATACCTTCCGTTTTGGCTTTCTTCGCAAATTCCTCGCATAAATCCAGTCGTTCTTTCTGAAGTTCGCTGATGGTTAAATCTTTTAAATCCATAGAAAAGTCCTCCTGTTTTTCGTTTTTATTCCGCTGGTATCTATTTAAAAAAGAAATCGCTTTTTCTACAGCCTGATCATCCTGAAGAAATTTGTCCAGGAACTGGGTCATTGTTGCCGATAACTTCACGCTATCCGTGTAATTATCAAAGAATCCATCAGTAGCCGCCGGATCATCCACGACATCTACTTTGGATAGTTTCTTCACTCGCAACAAATCCGGCAAGGGATTGCCGTTGTCATCTTTTTTCGGCAGTCCGTCTTTGTCGAGCTGGTGTTCAAGCTCTTTTGCATCAAGTACAATTGACATCCCGAACGAATCCGGATCGTTTTCCGCCAGATCGAGAATATAACTGCCCAAATCGCCGTTTGGCGTGTTATACGCTGTTCTGTCGATAAACAAATCACCCCGAGCGACATCTCCGTCATTGCTGAAATTCTTTACTCTGCCGATAAACGTCCCGAGAGCTGTACTTGACATATTTGGATGACCGAACCTTGACTTAAGTCCCATCTTCAGGCTGTTGCCTAAATCAACCACCTGATCGAGAGTGATTTCGTCAATCTCCCAGCCTCGTTCGTCTTTAACAAAACCTTTGCTCATTATCGCTATTCCACGAACGACTCCCATACCGTGATCGTGTTTTTCGTCCCTGAATACACTGGATTTGCCGTTTTGAATACCCCGAGCGATAGATGTTCTCAAATAATTATTGTGTTCCGGATTGTTGTGATCCATTTTCAGAACCTGCCTGTTGAGTTTCCTGTTTATTGTTAACCTGAATGTTTATTCCAAGCTCTTCCGCTTTATCCTGTTCACGTTTGCGCTGTTCAAACTGTTCTTCCCAATCTTTGCCCTGATTTGCGCATATATCCGAATAAGTGGCGATTCCGGTTTCCAAAGATAAATTCAACGCTTTTACTTCTTTCTCCGGATCAACCCATTCCCATCCTTCGCCAATCCATTCCGCCGATAACCAATCGAATTTGCGCTCATAAAATTGAGGCAAGTCGATATCGCCACGCAAATAGGCTTCCTCAATCAAAAGTTCCCATGTAGGTTGGCATAACTTGCGGGCAATCCATTTCTGCCTGATTCGAAAATATCTGCGGGCTTCAAGCAAAGAAGCTCTTGCGCTGGAATAATTTGTTTTGCTGAAATCTTTGGCGACTATCTCGTAACAAAGATTTAATGAAGCGGATATCGATCTGAGAACATTTTCCATGTAAATACCGTAAGTTGTGTTGCCGTTATTTTGGGGTGCGAAAGTAGCCATATCTTCCTCAGGGGTGAGATAAATGACTTTACCCGGGCTGAGTTCCTCAATTCGGTTATTTTCAGAATCGGTTTTACTTGAAGCTGAAATTGATGCCTGATACGGCTCTAATCTTTTTATAACCATACAGATACAAGCTGTAAGACGTGCTTTGACAAGTTCAGCTTCCATATAAGCTGATTTATGCAGGAAATATGTAAGAACCGGAGCGAAAAACGGAACCCCTCTTGTTTGACCAGGACGCAACACCTGATACAAATGCAGGATATTCTTCTGACCAAACCGGTTAAATGCCTCTATACGCTGAAACATCAGTCTCTCTTCCGGTTTGCCGTAAACAAGATCGCCCGGATGTGACTTGCAGACATAATAAGCGACAGGTTCGCCATTTTCGCCAAGCTCGATACCGTCTCTTATGTTTTTGTTGCTCTGCAGTTCCGGCGGTGTAGCTATCCTGTCCGCTTCTATAACCTGCACCGCAAGGGAATAAGGCCGGTTTACATTATCTGAACGTAAAAACAGCACAAAGCATTCACCGTCTTCCAGTATTTTGCGATCCACCAGTGATTGAATCTCATAAAAATCCATGCGGGTTCCGATATCGGCGTAAGGTACCCACTTTTTCCAGATTTTCTCTAACTCTTTTCGGTATTGTGATGACTGATCATCTGTTAAACCGAGAGCGGTTTTATCAAGCCTGCTTTGAGGTGTGATACCCGAACCTATTGTGTTTATCGTAACTGTCTGCGTTATGCCCGAAGCATGAGGGTCGTTGCGGTTTAAATCCCTGCTCCTATTCCTGAGATTTGGCAAATCGTGCAGGATATCCTCATCAGGCGAATTGCCGAATACATTCCAAGACGAGCGGGTTCTGTCTTTTTTTGCGCCGGAATAACCGCCGAACCCCTCTCGGTATCCCCTGCGAACCATAGCCCATTTCGGCGAAAATATACTGACCAGTTTGTCGATGCTTTCGCCAAGCCGATTGCTCAAAGATTCTTTCTGTGTCATTCTTGCGACTTCTTTCATATCGGCTCCTTGAACTCAACGTAAGTAAAGGATTTATTCTTCGAGTTGATTTCCGATTTGAGTTTATCCCGCAAAACTGTAAGCTCCGATAATGACATTTTCTGTAATTCCATATCACCAATACGGTATGACCTGACCGCACCACCGTTTAAGATGGTGCTTATAGCGGTATTAACCGATTCCAGCATTTGTTCCGGTGTTATCTCAGTCATTTAAGCTCCATTTCTGCACAAAATAAAAAAGCCCGACCAATGCGGTTGTCCGCATCAATCGGGCTTCTGTTTTTCAGATTATCCCTAAAATTTATAACCTCAGCTTATCATATCTGAGATATATTTCAAGTGGCTTAATACCAACTTTTGGTATTTCAGGTATTTTTTATTAAAAGATTGACAATAATAAACATATTTATTAATTTAATACTGTTAACTTTTAATGAAGATTAAACTTTAAATAATATAAATCTACCATGAGGGTTTTTTCTATGGATATTTTTATTACCTTTTTTGAAGATTATATCAGAGGCAAGCATGGGGAAAAATATAAAAGTCCGCCTAAAATTCTAAAGGACTTTTTCTTTGAATCAGATTTTTGCACTAAATATGGGGATATTTTTAATGCAAAAATTAATGCAAAAATTGACGACGAAATTGAC